CAAGAAATCTCGCGGCTTGGAGTTGTCAACAAGGCAAGCAAAAAAGATGTTAAACCGGGAGGCGAATACGCTGACACACTTGTTCGCGGATCATCGATTCTTGGACCCAAGATTGGAAATGGATTCTTCAGCAACCTCTATGGTTTGTTCGATGCGTTGACGATGGATCGATGGTTGATCCGCACTTGGGGAAGGTGGACCGGGACATTGATTGAATTAAACCCGGAACTGACCGAGCAAGCGGCAACCAGAACGATGGAAGCAGTCAATAAACTGACTGATGATGATATGGCGCGATTCGATGAAATGCTTGGTAGAGACATTTCGGAGATGAGCGTCGAGGAGTTGGCGACCGCAATTCAAAAGGCGTCGATGAAACCTGAATTGCGCGAGGTGATGAACAAGACTGAAACCGGGGAGGAATTAAGGAAGTCCGGGAATGGTCTTGCAAAATACCTCGATGGTCAGAAGGAAGCCCCGGCAAGTCCTGCTGAACGAAATTTCATACGAGAAATTTTTGGATTGATGTTGGATGATTTGAAGTCCGATCCGAAATATGCGGGGTTAACTATGGCAGACTTGCAGGCAGTTCTGTGGTATGCTGAAAAGCGTCTTTATGAGACTGCCAAGGTAAAGGACGATCAGGAAAATCTTGACGAATCAGATGCCGAGGGCTATGAGGACGAGGAAGCCCCAGATTACGCCAATGCCGCAATCGGAGTTGCTCGTAAAAAAGGCGTTTCTGAAAAACGAATTCAACAAGCAATAGAAAAAGTAAAAAATGACCGCACAACAACTACACGATCTACAACTGAAGGACGGGGTGGAGATCAATCCGGGGAGCAGGAAAGTGCTGGAGGGTTTACTGACTCAAAAGAAAAACAAAAGTTCAAGCACTATGTCGCCGCCTCAACAGCAAGACGCAATCGAGTGGGCAATGCAAAGGCACTCTGGACTTACGCGAGAAAAAGCGATGGAGATGGTGGAGAGTTACGGGTTTTAAAACCTAAATCTAAAAAGAATCTTGGAATAAAATATATTTCCGAATGGAAGCCGGGGAGAAAACTGGCAACCATGTTCAGGAATAATGAACTGCCAGTTGTTAGATTTTTAGAACTTGACTCGACTGACAAACCATCAGCACAGAAATTTGCAGATACTCTTCAACAAAGCAAGGATGAGGCAAAATTTGGTGCGGCAGTTAATGTATATCCAGTCGAAGATTACCAAGGCATGAAATTATTCATGTCAGAATCTGGAAAATCTGGATTTGCTGTTAAACCTGACGGAGACATTGTTTCTGTTTTCAGCATGGAAAAGGGTAGCAGTAGAAGTATATTGGAAGCGGCAATTTCGGCTGGAGGAAAAAAATTAGATGCTTTTGATACAATTCTTCCGAGGCTTTATGGAGAGCATGGATTTGTTGAAGCGTCAAGAATTCCTTGGAACGATGAGTTTTCGCCTGAAGGATGGAATAAACAAACATTCCAAGAATTTAATGAAGGAGAACCTGATGTTGTGATGATGGTGCTTGATCCAAATTTTGAAGGGCAATACACACCCCGCACCGACATTTACGCTACTGACTATGACACAGCAGTAGGAATGCAGAATGCACTTTTGCAACAGGTCGAGAAATCTGGTAAAAAGAAAAAGTAATATGCCTCTCCGAAAATGTGCTTCCCAAAATTGTTTTGACCGCAACATTGCGACTGAAATTCGGGCAGGCAAAAAGCCAGCGCAAGCCGCCGCAATTGCCTACTCTGTGCAACGCAAGGCGAGGGCAAAAAAAGCGGCGGCGACTCGCAAGAAAAAGTAATTTCCGCAGGATAGAGAAACGGTATCTCGTCAGGCCCATAACCTGAAGTTGAGGGTTCGATTCCCTCTCCTGCAACCCCGCGAAGCTAGTGTTTATGCGGGTCTGCGGACTGCTTGGGTTTTCGATCAAGCGTCAAGCAAAAATGTTTTTACTATGACACAACAGATAAAAAATAATCATTGATAACCCAAGCGGATTTGGTATTGTGGTTGGCGTTATGAACATCAACAAAATTCTATCGACTCGCGAATGGATTGCTTTCATCGATGACGAGCGATCAATCGGAAACAGCATTGTAGTCACCCTGAAAAACGGGTGGCACTTTGCAAACGGAGACAAAGAGGGGGTGCGTGGATACGACACTTTTTCTGAAGTCAAGGCAGACACAAAAAAATCAAATGTAATTAAGAAATGAACATCACACCACCCACAGTCCACCTGAACGGAACCTCTGTCAAAGACCTCTGGGCAGGCTACGAGGCGGCATACGATGCCGTGCGAGCCGCGCAGGAGGCAATAGGCAAGATTGAATTCAACGCCCGTGATTATTGGGTACAAGGACCAGATGCTTTCACAAAAGCAAGAGTCCACCGTTGCGAACAAATAAAAGCATTAGCAGAAGTAGAGAATTATCTTTTTGAACATCTACTTGCAATCCGGGAGCAAGAAAAATGAGCAACAAAGAAGCACTCGCGACTCACCTTGGTTGGGACATCGATGACATCGAGTATTACCAACCATGCACATGGTCACGCAAAATTGTGACTACTGATGACAACTGGTATTGTGCTACACGATCAGAGAAGACTCCCGTTGTTACATCGACGCATGGAGACAAAATCACCGACTGGCAATTGGTCGAAACGCTAGGAAAAATCAAGGTCTGGAGACGATAAGCCCCCGTGATTTGACAAAGCCGCACCTTGCCTCATTTTTGCGACATGGCGCGGCCTAAAAATCATCCAGCATTCCCATTCCCCGGAGGGACCAATCCTCCGGTGCGAAGCAACTCTGGGATGTCCATGCGTGACTGGTTTGCAGGTTCTGCCTTGCAGGGCTACAGAGCAAGTGATAAGTATTCCCAAGCAGATTCGCGACTGGTGGCAGACCTGTCATTCCAAGACGCTGACGCAATGCTAGAGAAACGAGAAAACCAAATACATGAATAACGATAATAACAATACCAACAACGAAGCACCTGAAATGCCGGGAACCCCGGAGCAAGAGGTGCAGAACTCCATCCAGTCGATCCTCGCCGGGATCGATTTCGAGAAGATCACCAAGGACGATGTGTTCCATGATCTCATGCACAATGCAAAACTCTTCAGCTTCCGCCTTATGGTTGCGAGTGCGCTTTTAGAGCAACTGCACCTTCGTGGAGTTGTGGCAACTCCAACGCAAGAAGCACAAGAAAACCCTGACAATGTTGTCAGGTTTGATGAGCAAGAGCAGGAACCGAAATCGTGAACACGGTAAAGGATTCTGAATGGTCCCGGAATGGCAAGGGTGACAAACCCCGGACCAACACGGCATCAAAAAAGTATCAGGAAAACTTCGCGGCTATCGACTGGTCCGCACACAAAAAATCAAAGGCAAATGAAAACCAAAAATGATCCTCTCCCGTCTTCCGTTCGACGCTTTCTTTCAGAGATTGGAAAGCGTGGAGGAAGTGCATCGACCGACAAAAAAAGATTGGCGGCGGCAATCAACGGATTGAAAGGTGGAAGACCTCGCAAGACTGCGGTAGCCTGCGAAGCCTGATTTTATCGGCTTCTGCGAGTGTCAATAGTTTTTTGAAGTATGACAAAAAAATATTTAAAAATAATTCTTGATAACCCAAGCAGGTTCGATATTGTCATCTCCATCGAAGGCAACCCGCCGACGAACAAAAAAACAAAAACCAAATAAAAAAAATGACAACAGCAGCACCACTTAAAGCAGGAACACAAACCGGATCACTCATCAACCACATCGTCAGCGGCTGCCGCATGGCCGCTCCGGAAGTTGGAATGGGGGCAACCATTCTTGGATGGACTGACCGCAGAGCTTGCACAATCACCGAAGTGAGCAAAAGCGGCAAACGAGTCGGCATCGTTGAGGACATCGCGACACGCATTGACAAAAACGGAATGAGTGATTCGCAGGAATACACCTTTGAGCGCGGAACCGGATCACCCAGCTTCTTCACGCTTCGCAAAAATGGCGCATGGGTTCGACAAGGCGAATCAATTCGCGGCCAGCGTCTCGCAATCGGCAAGCGTAATCATTACTACGATTATTCTTTTTAATTTTTAATTGGCGAGGGTTCTATCCCCTCGCCCCACAACCAAACCAAACCAAACCAAATGAACATCATCGTCCCAACACTCGAAACTGAACTCGTAAACACAAACCCCATCACGGCAACTCACGCCGCACCGACTCGTAGCCACCGCTACGGATTCATCTCCACCCAAGAGATCGTCGATGCTCTCGGAGAGTCTGGATACACTCCTCGTCAAATCCAGTACGGCAAAGTCCGCAAGGATGAGAATCGTGGATTCCAAAAGCACATCATCAAATTCCAGCATTCTGATATCGCCAATATCGGCGGCGAGGTTGCTCCAGAATTTGTTTTGATCAACAGCCATGATGGAACCTCCTCGGCGCAACTCTCGCTCGGTCTGCGAGTGTTTGCCTGCCTCAACGGACTTGTCACAGGTGACATTTTCCAGACCTTGAAAGTCTATCACCGCAATACCTCGGTGAGCGACTTCATCTCGGCGGCGAATGACCTTCGCTCCAATGTGCCTCAACTGGTCGAGCGTGTGAGCCTGTTCAAAAACAAGGAACTCACGCCTGCCGCGCAAAAGCAGTATCTGGTCGATGCATTGTCGCTCCGATACGATCAACCAGAGGTCGATGCTGACTTCGCAGATCGCCGGGAATGGGACACTCGTCTGTTCTACTTGAATCGCGCTCGTCGCTACGCAGATGGCGGCACGAACCTCTGGCAAACATTCAATCGTGTTCAAGAGAATCTGACCAAAGGACGCTCCGGTTCTGGAATCCGCCGCCTGACTGCTCCAGCCGCAGACCTGAAAGTAAACAAGCAACTCTGGAACCTCACCGAACAATACTTGCTCAACTAATCGCAATCGGGGCGAGGTTCAATCCCTCGCCCCAAACCAAATTTAAAAATGAAAAATATTTTACAGGCACTTTTGAAAACCAATCAAACCCGTCCAGCCACAAAGCGGGAACGCGAAGTGGCGGGGCATCTCGCATCCGGGTTGACCAACCAGCAAACCGCCGATTTGCTTGGCATCAGCATTAAGACAGTCGAGAAGCACCGGGACCATCTCCACAAAAAATTTGGACTTCGCAATACTGCTGATTTGACAAGATGGGCATTGGCGCAAGGGTTGGCAAAAAATGAGTGGTTGCCCGTGGAGCCGCATAAACACTAGCTTCGCGCTATGACACAAATCTTAAAAAAAACCATTGACCACCCAAATTGCTTGGGTTAATTTGGACCTCTGCTTGACAAACCTAACCAGACTGGATACACCTCAAATCCCATGAACGAAGTACCCCTACTCACCACCCTCCAGCATTGCTGGGAAGCATTCTGGTTGCTTGCTCCACTTGCGGCAATCGCATTCCTGACCCTGACAATTAGCGGAGGCAAGAAATGATCGAAGCGTTGTTTGCCGGGGCGTTTGTTTTTGCCTGTTGCATCATTAGCTTCAAAGCAGGGCAAAATCACATTCTTCAACTTTTCCGGGCCTATGTCCGGGAACAACAGCAGAAAAATAAATAAACATGGCTATAGAAAAAACCCATCCAACTTGCCTTCCACCGGAGGCATATCTGCGGCTTTGCCGCATCAATAACAAAAATACGGTTCCGAAGATTCGGTCCACCGTGTATCCACCAAAACCACAAAACAAAAAATAAATACATGAATCAAATTGTAACTACCACACAAGCACCCTTGCCAATCATCGAACTGGAGGCAATGGCAAGCCATATCGTCAAATCCGGGCTTTTCGGAATGAAGCGTCAGGAGGAGGCAGTAGCATTAATGATCGTCGCTCAAGCAGAGGGGCGGCATCCCGGCACAGTTGCCAGCGAATACCACATCATTCAAGGCAGACCAGCACTCAAAGCAGACGCTATCCTTGCTCGATTCCAGAGCGCAGGAGGCAAGGTCGAGTGGAAAGACTATACAGATACGAAAGTGTCAGGCACATTCTCTCACCCTGCTGGTGGCTCACTCTATGTCGAGTGGGACATGGAGAGGGCTAAAGCCGCAGGACTCGGCGGCAAAGACAACTGGAAAAAATACCCCCGGCAGATGCTTCGCGCCAGAGTGGTCAGCGATGCCGTTCGCGGGGTGTACCCTGCCGTTCTTCAAGGGTTTTACACTCCTGAAGAAGTCCAAGATTTCGGACCTGTTGCAGTTTCTGCCACACCTGTAATTGAGGATAAGCCGAAACTCGTAAAGAAAGCCAAGGAGGTTGCTCCCGTGATTGAGGCGGAAGTTGTCGATACAACTCCAGAACCTGCGGAAGATAAAAGCTGGGTTGAACCTATGGAGGCATCGCTCGGAGCGGAGGAGGTTGCCGTGAACGCATTCCTCGCAACCAAAGGTCAGATCGATGCAGGGCAGACATGGCGCGACCTTCCTGACAATGCATACCGTCAGCGGATCATCGCCAATCCTGAAGGATTCGTGAAAGCCGCAACCGCTACAAAAGAATAATATGATCAGGCATTCAGCATTACCGAAGTTGCAAAAATGCCCATGCTTTGAATCCGCCGGGGGAACCTCCCCGGCGGCAAGCAGGGGGACAAAGATCGACTCTGTGATCCGCCGAACTCTTCAAGGCGAGGATTGCATGGCAGAACTATCAATCGAGGATCAGGAGGCGGCAAAGCGAGGCGTCGAGATGGTTAAGAGCTTGGTTCCTGAAGGAACCGAACTCGAAACCCGTGAATCCGAACTCTGGGTCAAAACCCCCGGCATGGATCATGTGGGAACAGAAGATATTCGCGCCCGAAATATTCGCGTTTCGTTCGATGTAAAGTCAGGACAGATATACGATTATGAGGCCCAAATGGGGGCATATGCTCTTGGCAACATGACTCGGTTTTTTGAGCCAGAGTGGACTTGCTACCTTCTATTCGTTGATCAGAATCGTGTTGTAGAACACAAGTTCACGATGGATTCGGCTACAGGGTTAGTTGAATCGATTATTAAAGCATACAACGATCCAAATAAGACTCCATCGAGTTGCCAATATTGTTCATGGTGCGCTAAAAAATCTACTTGCCCACAAGTTGTCAAACCAACAGAGCAGACGCTACGGGTGGTCAACAATGAGGTATCAATTGATACCCTGCGGGAACAACTTGCCGATCCAGTCAACCTTGGGAAGTTTCTCAAGGCTTGCAACATCTTCAAAAGTCAACTTTGGGATTGGGCTAAAAAAGAAGCGAAAGCCCGACTGGAGCGAGGCGAGGAAGTACCCGGTTGGAGGCTTTGCAAAGTAAAAGGTGCGGAAGAATACACTCCAGATCATGTGGCTGAAGCGGCACAAGCTAGTGGAGCAACTTACAAAGAAGTAGCTGAACTCTACGGTAATATCGGTGCAGAAGATTTCAGGAAATGGGCAAATGCTCGCGAATATTATCCTTCCGCCGAAGATGCCATTCGCAAACCCGAAACCACAAAATTGATCGAGGAGAAAAAGAAATGAGTCAATATCCTTATCCAGTAAAAATAAAACAAGAATTGGCACAAATAATACAAACTGACCTAGAAATTTGGCTTGCAAATCATGGTCCGAATTGGGCTGAACCATTTGTCACCCTTGACTCAAAAGGAAATGGATTTTATGTGTCTCTTACTGAAGACTTTGAACATGATAAATTATTATCGTGGTCTAACTTTATAGAGCAACAAAAATGCCCAGAATTTGCGTCAATTACTGCGGCAAAGAAACATCTTAAAAATGTTAAAAAATTAGTTAAGATGCTTGAATTTGAAATTCAACAAATGGAAAAACATGAAAGAAAAACATAATGAATTTATGGGATTCCCTCTTCGTTGCGTCCCGGCGCATCAAGACGATTGCGAACGGTGGGACTACGAAGTCGAGATCGATGGCACTTGGCATGATGTAATCCCCGGAGGATTGAGATGGAATCGGGAAGAAGCACTCGATTCCTTGGTAAAAATATTAAAAAATAAAATAAATAAATATGAATCAGTTAGAATTAAGTCTTGAACCACTTGTTGAAATCAAAGGGGACAGCATCCCAGAACGCTTTAAGCGATTCCATGCCGCCAACCCCCATGTTTACGATGCGCTTGTGAATTTAGCCAGACGCTTTCGGGAGCGTAGAGAATCAAAGATCGGGATCGGAATGTTGTACGAAGTACTCCGGTGGAACTACTACATGACAACCGAATCAGAGGACGATTACAAGTTATCGAACGATTTTCGGGCTTGCTACGCTCGACTGATTATGAGCCAAGAATCAGACTTAAAAGGAATTTTCCAGACTAAAAAAAGCATAGCAGATGATTGAAATGATTAATAAAATTATAAATCCCAAGATATGTTTTGAAGAATTTGATTTTGATATAAATGAAATATTGGAAATTAAAGATGAATCAATTGTTTCTCCTGATGAAAATGCAAATGTTAAATTAATAAATGAATATTTATTTAAATGTATTAATCAATTTTCGCCACAAGAACAGTTTGTAATAATAAAAAGATTTGGTTTTTGTGGAAATAATCCTGAATCGCTTTCATCTATCTCAAAACAAATTGGAAGAGGCAGAGAAAGAGTTAGGCAAATTGAAAGCAAAGTAATTAGAGGATTGCGTCATCCTCGTTTTAAAATAACAGAATTAATAAATGAAATTTAAATCACCCGCATTTCAATTCTACCCCGCCGACTGGCTAGGTAGCCAGAGAGTGTCCCTGATGACGCTGGAGGAGGAGGGGGCATACATTCGTCTGCTCTCCTACTGCTGGCAACACGGGTCGATACCTGCTGATCCTGATGCTGCCGCACGATTAATCGGCAAGGGTGCTTCACCTGTGCTTGCAAGCAAGGTGCTAACCATGTTTCAACCACCCTTGGAAACTGGTTCCCCCTGTGGTGCTGTGTTGGTACATGAGAGGTTGCAGGCAGAAAAGCAGAAGCAACTAGCATGGAAAACCAAATCGAGTGAGGGTGGAAAGAAAAGTGCTGAAAAGCGCAAAAAACAGCAAGATTCTGAAAAATCCGCTCAACCACCCTTGCAAGGTTCGTTGGAAAATGGTATCAACCAAAAGGCAACATTATGTTTACAGTCTATGTTTATAGATAGTTGTTCTTCTATCGAAGAACAACAAGCAGTTTCTAAAGAAACTGCTACCGTCGATGAATCGACGGCAACTCCTGTTGAGATTGTGGCTGAAGTTGTCGAAGTGAAACCAAAAACCAAATCCAAAGAATGCGATGAAATCTTCTTGTCCGAATTATCCCGGCATTATCCTGACACCGATGTCGAATCCGAACTCCTGAAAATGGACGCATGGATCGCAACCAATCCGGGGCGCAGGAAAACTCGTCGCTTCGTTGTTGCTTGGCTTAACCGCATTCAACCAGAACTCCCGGCTGAACCTGTGAAATCCGAACCCACCGAAAAAGAACCTTATGACTTCTCTTGGTAATCAAATGGAAACTGAACTTCACCCTTGTGCCGGGAACGATTGCTTTGAGGTGATCGAAATGCCTGTCACTCCCTACTTCAAAAATTCCGATCTCCGGGTGCTTTGTCCTGCCTGTGAGGAAAAATGGACTCAAGAGCAAGCTAGGAAGAACGAGATTGAGCGAGTTGAACGGTTTAAAAATGCGTTCAATGATATTTGCCCACCTCTCTATCGCGAAACCGATCTAGAACGAATCTACGGGGCTTTTGCGGAGATTGCCAAAAACTGGCAATTCAATCCGACTGGAGTTCTGCTGGAAGGACCACCGGGAACCGGAAAAACCCGTGCCGCATGGCATATCCTCAAACGCATGACCTATGCAGGCAAATCAGTCTACGGACTGACCTCGACTCAATTCGCAAAATATGCCGCTGACCAATGGCACTCTAATGCTCAAGACAAAGGCGAAGCAATCGAGGCAATGGAGCGTTGCCGCCGCACTTCCATCTTGCTTCTCGATGATCTTGGGAAGCAGAAGATGACAGACCGGGGAGAGACTGAATTGTACGATGTTTTAGAGCATCGCACCACCAATCTCAAACCGACAATAATCACAACAAATGCTTCGAGTGAACAACTCAAAAAAATGCTGTCAGATGATCGTCGCCAACCGATCCTTCGACGCATTGCTGACTTCTCTCAAATCATCAAATTCAACACATGAATTCCCTTAAAATTGACACATATGAACCAGAGAGAATTTCGATGGTTTACATTGGCAACGCCGAATGGATTCCTCTCGACTCTGTGGAGTTTCTTAACATTGAAGAGGACATCCACGGTCAGGACATCGTGACCTTCAATCACAAGGGCAAAACCTTCCAATCAAAAGTCATCATCAAGCACTACCTGTGAACAACAAAACTTCCTCAATTCCTCTCCTGCAATATGTGCTGGTCGATACCAGATTCACCCATGAGGAACCAATCGGCTTTCAAGAGGCTGAATGGGTCCAGACCGTGGCAATCCCGGATCGTGCTTGGGGACTGAATGTCATCTTCCGCCAAGGCGGCATGATGTATCGCAATCTTCCACCTCATGCCATTTCATTTGAATGGAGAAATCCAGACGCTTGGACACTTCGTGAAGCACAGATGTGGAACTGCTATGGCAATCAATACGAGCATTTACTCTGTGACCACCTTGCCGACTCTCGGATGATAGCTTGGATACATAAGCAGGCTTATTCTGGGACATATCTTTTCCAGACCAGTTTCATTGGTGATTCCTACTCAATGACCCCGGAGCAAGACAAAACATTTTTCTGGATTAAACTCGACAACAATCGACTCACCATTCAGCCTTCCAATCGTGTCAGATTTCACGATGCATCTTACAATTTGCCAACATCTGAAATTCCAAAATTGAAACTTCAGGAAGACATCTATCGTTGCATCGAATGAGTGAGCATATCGAACAATTGGCATTTTGGGAAGACATCGACCCTGTTGAATTGAGTGATGAGCATTTCGATCAATATCAAGCATTCTGTGCCTTGTTGAATTCTGAATTCGCCACCCAACTTGAATGGGAATATAACGAGGCAAATGAGTGCTGGCGCGACAAGGATCACAACGAAATTTCCCAACCTGATTTCCTCCACGATCTCAATCTTTGTCAGTATTTTTACGACGATCTGCGAGGTGATGAGGAAATCGAATACGCAAATATATTGACAGGTATTCTCAATGGTGGAATGCTTGTCCCCGGCATAGGTTTTCAACCTTGCCCGATCATTTTCGCAACGCCTTGGCAAAAATGCCTCGCCTTTGCGATACTCCGAAACATATAAATAAATACCAATATGGCTAAACACACCAAACTGACGAAGCTGAAACTTTCAGCAGTCACCGCAAAACGCCGCACCCTCCCTCACGGGATCGGCATGACCATCGAACTCCCGCATGACCTCGCAGTCAAGTGGGCAGACAAAGCAGGCGCAGTTCTCCTCGACATCTCCAAGGAGATTGCTGCCGAACTGGAGTCCCTCAAAACCTCTGCAACCGCCGAAACCCCGGCTGAAGCACCAACCCCTGCCCCAGCGGTTGAAACGCAGGATAACGCCAACCTCGCTCAATCCTGACCATGGCTACAACTCCTATCCGCAAGCTGGATGTAGCTGGAACATTTGAATGCGAAGTCATCGCACCTGAATACGGGTGGTTTGACGAATCCTCCAAAGGTTCCAAATACATCAAGATTCCCTGCAAGGTCATCGAACCCGGAATCCATGAAGGCAAGCGCATCGCTTGGATCGGCTACCTGACCAGCAAAGCCTACGAAACCACAGAGAAAATCCTTTCTGATGTTTTCGGTGACAAATGGACTTGGACAAAGATTCCATTTGCTGGCATGAAGTGCGTGATCGTCGCAGAGGAGGAAGAATACAACGGCAAGACCACAATCAAGGCCCGATACCTCAATGCCGTTGGTGGTCCCAAACGCTCCGCTGACGATGCTCTTGCCATCTCCAACTCCATTGCGAAATCACTCCCAAGTCGAGGCACTACCACCTCGAAACCAGAACTCGCAACAGGTGAAGAAGACGAGATACCGTTCTGATCAACCCAACCCTATGGTATTGCGGCGGCGATTGTAGTTCGCTAGTCATCATTACGCCAGACCCGTAACCGCATAAAAGCGGGTCACCCCTTTTCAACAAAATGTCATGGACACATGAACAACTCCGAAAACTCGGCTACCACCTCCACCCAGACGGGAACTATTACCCTGACCCTCCACCTCAAAAACTACCTGACCCCATCCCTCAACACAATCCTATCCAGCCATTGGTCAAACCTTCACAAGCACAAAAAAAAGGCAAGATTCGCGTTGGCCTCCGCATTGAAAGAGTTGCAACAAAACTCCAAGATTTTGACAATTTTGTCGGCGGAACCAAACCTCTCACCGATCAACTCCGCGAAGCTGGACTCATTTCTGATGACGACCCAGAATCCATCGACGCCAGATACTCCCAACAAAAGTGCCGCCACCTCAAAGACGAAAAAACCATCGTCCATCTCTTCTATTCCATCCCATCCTCACCAGACCCACAACCACCCGCACAACCCGATAAACACTAGCTCCGCGAACGAAGTGAGCTAATTATACACACCTCCTCAAAAATGAGTCAAGACAATTCGCAAAAAAATTCTGAAGAAAATTTAGACCCATCCCTTCAACAAAATACCAGTACTCCAATACCTGAAAAAAATGTCAGGGGTAGACCTTCCAAATTCTCTCAAGAATTAGCAGACGAAATTTGCAATCGACTCTCTCACGGCGAAACCCTACGCTCCATCATTGCCTCTTCCCCTCACCTCCCTGAACGCAGAACAATCTACGCTTGGCTTGACGCTCAACAGGATTTTCAACTCCAATACAAAAAAGCCAGAGCAGAGCAAGCAGACTACTATGCCGAACTTATCGTAGACGAATCCTTCTCCTCCCATGACGCTGGCATAGGACGCTTGCGAGTCGATGCTCTAAAGTGGGCAGCAAGCAAGATGGCTCCTAAAAAGTACGGTGACAAGATCGAAATCGATACCGCACAACCAATCACTCTCGCTTTCCAGCTACCATCCCGGTCAGCACAGCAGATTGAATTGGAAGAGTCCAATGTACTCCCTGATAGATTCAGCAAATAACATTAATATGCGTACAGCAGAGAATTCATCCAAAATAGCATCATCTGGGATTTCAAAGCAATCCCATGCAAACACGCAACTTAACCCTTGTCCCCAGACTATAACTTCCAATAATATAGCTAGTAAATAGTCAATCATCATTTTTCATGCAAACCACAGAAACACAACACAAAGAACCATACTCTCTCTTCGTAGAGAACCTATGCAAGCCGGGATTCCAAATCCTAGTAGACATGAAACCCACAGACGCTCACCTAGTCCACATGGCAATGGGCGTTGCCGGGGAGGCAGGAGAGCTTCTCGATGCCATCAAGAAGGCGGCAATCTACCGCAAACCTTATGACCGGGAGAACATCCTAGAGGAATGCGGTGACCTTCTATTCTACATCCAAGGAGTACTGAACTACTACTCTGTACCTATGGAAGAAGTGATCGAATTAAACCGTTCAAAACTTCAGAAGCGTTATTCGGAGGGCAAGTACACCAACGCACAAGCAAACAATCGAGCAGACAAGCAGGAGAACTAACCATGTACATCATTGTCAGAATCCATCAGGACAACGGCAAATGGGAAATCGTCCCCGGCTATCCTCCAACGCATATCCACAAAGATTATGTTCACGCTCAAGCGGAGGCGCAACGATTAGCTGGAGCGCATCCCGGAGTCCACTTCGCAATCTTTGAACTCGACAAAGCGGCAACCTGTTCCGTAACCCCAGTAGACTGGATCAAGCTATGAGATTCCATGTATTAGGACTTCCACATACGATTACTTCAAAAGAGTTCAATGCCTGTGCCTACACGCAGAAAGTTGTCAAATTCGGGCGAATGATGACTGACCGGGGGCATGAGGTACTGCACTACGGTCATCGAGACTCTGACCTCATCTGTACCGAACACATTCCGGTGCTGGAGAACGAGGACTGGCAGGTTGCCTATGGGGACCATGACTGGCGCAAGACCTTCTTCAAATTTGATGTGAACGATCATGCTTATCGTACCTTCTACGCAAATGCCATTCGAGAGGTTGGCAAGCGCAAGAAGCAGTTCGACTTCATCCTTCCCTTTTGGGGATCGGGAGTCAGGCCCATCTGCGATGCCCATCCTGACCTTATTTGCGTTGAACCGGGGATCGGGTACGCCGGGGGGCATTGGGCGCGGTGGAAAGTCTTTGAAAGCTATGCGATTTACCATGCTTATTGCGGTATGCAGGCAGTAGGCAATTGCAGGCAGGACTGGTACGAGGTGGTAATCCCGAATTACTTCGATCCAGAAGACTTCACTTATCGGAGCAACCATGAGAAGGAAGACTATTTCCTGTACCTTGGCAGGGTCTATAGCGGCAAGGGATGCGATGTGGCATTTCAGGCGGCGGAACGAGCAGGAGTGCGGCTAGTGGTGGCGGGACAGATTGAGCCGGGATATAAGATTCCAGACCATGTCGAGTACATTGGCTACGCTGACATCGAGAAGCGGCGTGAGTTGATGAGCAAGGCCAAGGGTTCCCTCATCCCTTCGCAATATGTCGAGCCATTCGGTGGGGTCCAGATCGAGAACCTATTCTCTGGTACACCGACCATCACCACCGATTGGGGTTCGTTTGCAGAAAACAATCTTCACGGGGTTACGGGATATCGATGCCGCACGATGGGAGACTTTGTTGAGGCAATCAAGCAGGTCGAGCAAGGCATGATCAAAAGCATCAATTGCCAAGTATGGGCTAGCAACTTCAGCTTGGATAGGGTTGGCGCGATGTACGACAAGTATTTCGCGGATGTGCTGGATGTCCATGTCGGCAAAGGGTGGTATTCGGACTGCAATGGGATTGATGCGATGAGGAGGGTGATGCCATGAGGGTTGCGCTACTAGCATTGGTGCTGGTGCTGGCAGGGTGTGCTAGCGTTCCGGTTGATGTACCACCGTGGGTAGGGAGGTACAAGAATGCTTGCCTACCAGAAGCGGTTGCGATGCAAGCGGGGCTGGAGAAGGTTGGTATCAAGAGCAAGGTGCTGGTGATCGAGACGAGCAAATGGAACCATGCTGTTACGGTGTATGTGTACAAGGATCGCTTGTTCGTTTGGGACTCGCATTGGAAGAGCAATCAGGTTCGGGCATGGTTCGATGACCCCGGCATGGTGGCGCGGAAGTGGCTTGAATGGCTGAACCAAGATGCCCTGCTGGCGAAGGCATATTACTTATGAAAGCAATACTAGAATTCGATTTGCCTGAAGATGTATGAACTGGCTTGACTACGGAATGGGGTTAGCGAAGGCGGCATCGATGAGGAGCAAAGACCCGTGGAGGAAAGTTGGTGCGGTGGTGATGCGGCATGACAATTCGGTGGCGGGGGTTGGATACAACGGATTCCCAGCGGGGATGTGGGAGGATTGGCAGGATCGGGAAGCTAGGCGGAAGTTTGTGATCCATGCAGAGGCAAATGCGTTGAGGTATTGCAAGCCCAAAGAGGTTGGGGTGATGTGCGTGACAACGCTACCTTGCAATGAGTGCTTGAGATTGGCGGCGGGATATGGGATTCGGAAGATTGCGTATGGGGAGCGGTATGAATTTGATGATTCAACGATTGAAATCGCAGATTATTTTGGGATTGAATTAATATGTGTGAAATGAGGCGAGGGGATGATTGGGGGGTCAGGGAGATGTTGTGTGAGATGATCGAATGGGCGATTGTCGACGCTACAATTTCTACTGTTTATGTTGACCCGTACAGGCAGAAGGAAGCGGAGAAGGATCGGGAAGATGCGCTAGCGTGGATTAACGGGGAGAAGGAAACGCCAATTACTTTTTTGGAGGTATGTGAAGCGTTGGGTTTGGAGGTTGAGATTTTCAAAGAGAAGTCAAGAACAAAAAATGAAACCAGCATTCACAAAAGCAAACAGGTACATCTTTGATCCGAGTGCGTGGAGTTGGTCATTGCCAAGCGGCACCACCTGTCCCGGAGCAGTTGAGTGCCTTGCCAAGGCGGATCGGGAGACAGGGAAGATATCGTATGGGCCGGGGATGAAATTCAGGTGCTATGCGGCAATGACCGAGAGGTATCCTAGCGTGAGAAAGCGATTGTGGTGCAATTTCGATGCGGTGCGGGGGAAGAAAAAAGACGAGATAAAAAAAGTCTTGACTGAAGCATTCCCAGAGAAGGCGAAGTTGATTCGCATCCATACTGCTGGGGATTTTTTCTCGCAGGAATATTTTGACGCATGGTTGGATTTTTGCAGAGAAAAACCAGATGTCAGATTTTGGGCGTTTACAAAATCGTTGCCGTTCTGGATTGCGAGGTTGGAAAGCATCCCGCCGAATCTGGAGTTGCAGGCAAGTTATGGTGGGAGACATGACCATCTGATTGCAGAGCATAATTTGAAATTTGCGCGGGTGGTGTGGTCAGAGGACGAGGCCAATCGGCTTGGATTGGTGATTGACAAGGATGATCGATTGGCGGCATATCCGGGACCATCGTTTGCGTTGATGGAAAATTTTACTCGAAATAAAAAATGATTGACTATCCAAAGTGGGCTTGCGTGGAGTGCGGGAAGAAGCATGGAACGAAGATGCGAGAAGTTAGCACTTGGCACTATGGCAAGTGCGATGTTTGTCATACGAACAAGAATGTGACTGAACCTCGCGACTACGGACATTTCCCGAACTGGTTTCAGCAGGAGAAACAAAAACCCAAGAAGAAAAAATAACATGGCATATACAAAAATTGGATTGCGAGAGAGGATCAAGAATCGGTTGATGGCAGGATCGAAGGGCGGCGACCCCGGCGAGTGGAGTGCTAGGAAAGCGCAGATGCTGGGGAAGGAATACAAGGCGGCTGGAGGCGGGTATAAGGGAGCGAAGACCGAAGGGCAAAAAAGTCTGACCAAGTGGACAAAGGAAGATTGGGGAACAAAAAGTGGCAAACCCTCGACGCAGGGTCCAAACGCTACTGGAGAGAGGTATCTTCCGAAGGCGGCGAGGGAGGCACTATCGCCAAAAGAGTATGCGGCGACGAGCAGGGCAAAGCGTGAAGGGATGAAGAAGGGTGAGCAGTTTGTAGCGCAACCTAAAAAAATCGCGGCGAAGACTGCGAAGCACAGATGAGCAAAAAAATTCGACCGGGGAGAACCCCGGAGACAGATGCGGTGGTGCGGCGGTGGGTCGATAGTGACGAGTTGTCGGTCAAACTCACGATGAAATGCATGGAGTTGGAGACGAGGTTGCGGGAGGCGTTGCAAGAAGTGGAGGAGCAGGCTAGACTGCTTGGGATGGGTGGGAGTCGAGAGGCTTCGCTCAATACTAAAATATTTGAGTTGGAGAGGAGAATTCTTCGACTTGAAGCAACAATAAATAAATAAAATGGAAAATACAGATGAACAGAAAAAATGTTTATCCGAGGCTCAAATTGGCGAGTTGGCTAGGGAAAGTGCCGTTTTGAGGCAGATTTCGCTTCTATGTTTGGATTATCTTGAAGAAGAAGAATCCTTGGTGGCAGGCATCGCCAGACTCCTTGCAACGCTTCGCAGGTATCAGGAAGAAGCGGCATGGGATGTTTATGAGGAGATTTTGAAGAACGAGGAGAAAACAAAATGAGCGACACACCAGAGACAGATGCGGTTTGGCAGGGTGGCGACACAATCAAGCAAGTAATGACGAGCCGACGATTAGAACGCGAGCGTGACGAGGCAAAACATGAAATTGAGGGCTGGAGTAACAAGTGGAACTACGCTGTGGAAATGGCGGCAAGGGCAGAGGTTGAGCGAGACGAGGCGAGGGGGGCAATCAAGAATTATTACGGTGCAAAAGGGCGTTACAATTCGCAGATTGCAGCAGCAAAAATGTTTGAGCTTGTAGGTCTTCCAATTGAGTATCCAGCAAATTATTTAAAAAAAGAGGGCGCGAAATGACTTTTGATGAAGAGGCAACATTGATTGAAGACAATCAAAGATTGCGGGAGAGATACGAAGAAGATCGAAAAAGAATACATGGCTTATTAATGGAGCGGGACCGATACAAGTTTCAGGCAGAGCAGAAGTGGGCAATGCGCCGGGAGTTGGAAGAGTTGTTGGGGATTGATAACGGTGCGCCGGGGGACGAGCAGTTTAAAAAAGGATTAAAGAGGTTGAAGGAATTGGTAGCCGAAAACAAAAAACTCAAATGCAAAAAAAAATAAAAGTGTTTGTTGCTGTGTCTATATGCGTTGCTTTGTATCTTTTTACTTGGTATATCGTTGAAGTAGAAGGATTCGATTCAAGGAATAAAAAAAGGTTTGAAAAATGTCCACTTTGCGAGGAGACAAAAAAATGAACGACCTTGAAAAACACATCGAGGAAAGCTGGAGCGACGAGGTAAAAACCATGAACGATCTTCAGGATCATGGGGTTGTTTCCGATAATGCCGTTGATGCAAAAAATGTTTGCGCGGAGGACGCGAAGAAGGCAATCGAGTGGCTCAAAAAGCAATGAATATCCTGACCAAGGCGGCTAGTTTTGCGAAGAGTGCGTTTGTCTTTGTAAAGGCCGGGATGCCTTGTGTCGATGAGGGAGAGATCGCTAGAAGGCTACGCATTTGCGCGGAATGCCCGAAGTTTGATGTTGCCGCTTATAGCGGGGCAGGAGAGTGCAAGGTTTGCGGTTGCAACATGGAAATTAAGACCGTGATGGCGACTGAAGAATGCCCGGAGGGGAAATGGTAGAATCGGTCAGGAAGGTGCTGGCGATTGCCGAGGCAGTCAGGTCCGAAGCGGATCGCGATGACCGCATGGGGTTGCTCTATGCGGCGAAATACATTCTCGCGAATGTGGCAACTGGGGGTGTTTCATCGAGCGTGGTGATCGATGAGAAGGTGGCGAAGAGCATTGTCATGCAGTTTGTGCAAAGCCTGCTGGAGGCGGATCATTTCGAGGCGGCGGCAACGGTGCTGTGGGGTCCGGGGGTTTACGACTGGCGACCAAGGTCAGCGCAAGACACATGGCGGGGGTTGTTTGAGCATGACAAGTTGCTGGTGCAGGGTGCTGGAGCGATGGGCAAGACTTTCAATGCCGCCGCATGGTTTCTCCTCGATTGGATGCGTGACCCAGAGTACACCTGTATTAAGGTTGTTTCATTGACCGAGGCACACGCTCAACGAAATGTGTTTGCGGCGATTAAAAACTTTTATCGCACCGCATTGGTCAAACCGGAATACAAGGGTGAATCAGACTTGGTGAAGTCGATACAAGTCAACGACGATGACAAAAATGGCATCCACCTAGTGGCGATTCCCAAGGGTGATGCCGGGACGGGAACGCTTCGCGGGTTCCACCCTTCTCCGCGCCAGAAAGCCCATCCGAAGTGGGGAACGATGAGCAGAACCCATGTTGTATTGGACGAGGCCGAGGAGATTCCTCCGGGCGTTTGGGAAGGTTTGCAGAACATCCTTTCCGCCGCCGACACCGAGTCCAGTAAGGGGCGGATTAAAATTTTCGGAGCGTCGAATCCCAAGGATCGCAATAGCGAGTTTGGCAAGCGATGCGAACCTGTTGGTGGATGGTTGCGGGTCGATTGCGAAGAGGATTTCGAGTGGGAAAGCAGAGAGGGTTGGCACATCCTTCGCCTTGATGCCGCTCGATGCGAGAATGTCATCGAGAAAAAAATAATTTTCCCCGGTTTTCAGACCTACGAAGGCTACATGGCTTACGAGGCGAGAGGCAAAACCGCCGAGTATTACACGATGGCAAGAGGGTTTTTCCCGCAAGAAGGTATTGCGATGGCAATCATCACCCCGGCCATGATGGACAATGCAATGGGAGTGGTGCGCTTTATTGGACCTGTAGTGCCTCTCTGCGCTTTCGACTTGGCATTGGAAGGCAAAGATCAGGTTGTGTGTTCCTATGGGCGTTTCGGGCTTTCAGACGGGTATACGCCGCTCGATGGAAAGTTCCGAGAATTCAAGTCACCGAAGACCGTTTTGCAGTTGGATTCGCTAATCAATTTCCCCAAGAAGGCAACCTTGGAGCAGACAGATGCCATCATAAATTTTTGCAAGCAGATGAGGATTGGGCCGAGGTGGGTATGCGTGGACAGGACTGGAAACGGATCAGGCATCCACGATGCGCTTTGCAGTCTTTGGGGCAAAGATGTGCTTGGAGTCAACTATTCATGGGCGGCTACCGAAACCCATGTATTGGGCGACGATTCGCAGAGGGCGAACGAACTTTATTCCGGTGTGGTCACCGAATTGATATTCGGACTAGCAAAGTATCTGGAATTTGAATACCTGAAAATTTCGCCTTCCTTCCGCACCGAAGAACTTATCAGGCAGGCGACTTCCCGGCGATACAAGCAAGTTGGTCAGGGTCTAGTGCGAGTGGAAAGCAAGGGAGATTATACAAAACGAACAAGGCAAAATTCCCCGGATCAACTAGACTCGCTTTCTTTGCTGGTATTTTTGATGCGGCAACGAGGAGATTCGATTGCCAGCATGACTGATTTAAAAAAACAAGAATTCCATGAAAAAAAACTTCCATCTATTGAAAGCATGGAATATGTTGATTTTTCTGATTAAAAATCATGGCTTATCCTAACGCTTCAGTTGTTCCGCCGGGGGGGTGGCATTACTATCAGGGAGATGTTAAGTTAGAGGGATATTCGCTTGAAGTTTTGTATAAAACAGTAGAGAATTATCGAGCAGAAAACCACCTTCCAGCGGGAGATGTTATTGGAGATGTTAACTCTTACCTTTGTGGCAGAAATCCACGATATTGTCATGGTGCGGACTCTGCTGTTGTCATTAGTGTTACGCCAACATCTAGGGCAGGCGAGTTGCTTCAAGACATAACAACTTGGGCAAAGAATATTTTATTGAGTCAAAAACCGATTAGACTTGTGTCTGATGAGTTGGCAGAAGCAAGGGCATTGACTTGTCAGGCTTGCCCGAAAAACACGCAATGGAAATCTGGTTGTGGAAGTTGCATTACCGCAACAGAGAGGCTTTGCGCTAGCATTAGGCAAGGGCGGGACACTCGCAATACAAAAACTTTAAAAGGTTGTAGCGTGATGCGTCACGACAATCGTGCGGCGGTTTTTTTTGACAAAGAGCATTTTGAGGTGACAAGTAGTGTCCCTGAAAATTGCTGGCTGAAAGTATAAATATGGCAGATTACCTTGAACCAATCGACCCTGTAGTTATCACTACATTTGCAACTAAAGCACCCCGAACGCTTGAAGCGGGGGATAAAAATACAAAATCCCGGCTTAATGTTGTCATGCCGGGGGAAAGCAAAACTGATGAAGTTGTTAACGAAGAAACGCTAGAAATTAAGCGCACATTCAAAGATACTTCACAGGCTTTTTCTGCCTACAAACGCTTGAAACAACAAAATGTCGAAAGGAACAGGAAGAATGCATTAATTCAGAAAAAACTTAACAACGAACCTCCTTATTCTGCAAAAAAGCTGGAAAGTATGGGACAAAACTGGAGGTCCAATCGACCAACGGGGTTTCTTTCCACGATGGTTTCGCGAATTCAGCCGCCATTCAAACAGGTTGTCGAATCAAGCACTTATCTAACTTTTTCCAAATATCCCGCACAGGGGGTCGATGCCGAAAACAAAACTGATATTTTTAGGGAGGAAATAACAAAATGCATTCGGGCGTGGAGTGGTCACGACGATATCGTTGCACAGGTTGTGCATGAGAACACAACCTTTGGATTTGCGGCATTAACTTGGGACGATCCCCGCGATTGGAAACCAGAATTTTGCCGTCAGGACTACACATTTTTCAGCATCGAAACCCCGCAGGAAGTTCAGGCAACCCCTATTTGGGGGCGCAAGCGTAGATACCAGATATCAGAACTGCTCCCGATTCTTGAAGACCCGGAGACTAGTTCACTTGCTGGGTGGCACATTAACAACTTGGTAAAAGCTTTAAACAATGCTCGACCCGCAGGAAGGTCATTGGATTCCGACGACGATGCTCGACGCATCGAAGACTGGATGCGCGAGGGATCGTACGGTGCGGCATACGAAAATGACGCAAAATATGTCGAGTTAGGCGAGTTACTTGTAAAAGAACCACATGGCAAAATTAGCCGATTCCTTTTTGATGACAAAAGCGGAAACGAAATTTGCACTCAATTGGATCGCTACAATAGAATGTCAGATTGTTTGTCTTTGTTTTCCGTGGAGATCGGATCAGGGAGTCTTATGTCCAGCCGGGGTGCGGGGCGCGACCTTTACAACTCGCACATTGCAGTAGACAAAGCTCGAAATTTGGTACAGGACAATGTCTACCTAAAAGGGATGTTGCTGTTGAAAAAGACAGCAACTGCAAAGCCGGGAATTGCCCCTCTGACCGTCATGCATCCTGTGGCTTATGTTGCCGAGGGATACGAGGTAGTTCCTCAAAACGCTCCAGCGGATGTCGATGATTTTTTGAAGCTGGATCAATTCATATCTGGGCTTGCCGAAATTCAGCTTGGCACATTTCTTCCTTCGTCCGCTTTGGGATTGCAGGGAGCAGACAAGACCGCATCTGAAATTAATCGAGTTGCCGCTATCGAAAATCAGATTCGCGAAGGAATCTTGATGCGCTGGAGCAAACAGTATTCGGATGCAGTTTCGCGAATGCAACGAGGCATTTGCCACCCCGAACACATCAAAGCGGCATCTGAAATTAAGATGCTTTTGGATATTTCGCGAATGCAACA